GTGACGGGATCAGTAATACTGACGGGATCAGTAATACAATATCCCGTCAGCTGGAACCCGCCACCAGTAAGGCTTTCAGAGGACTGGCAGGGGTAGACAGGGTATTTTCGTATATTCGTTCTAAAAAAATTAAACAACTGTAAACAGATATAGCATGAATATGGCAAAATACCGTGGCTACCCCTGCCAGCGCTTGTAACCCCTTGATTGGATTAAGAAAAAAGTGACGGGATATTGTATTACTGATCCCGTCACTCTGCCACATGGACGCCACCCAGCCAAAACGCGTATCAGTAGATCCATAGAGACTAACGTTAGGTTATTCTGTGGCAATCAGCGCAACAAGCAGCGTGCTCACCGCAAACGAGTGGCAGTACGCAAAGGACATCAAGCCCGGCGATTGGGTCTTCAATCAGTTAGGCAAACCCGTACGGGTTAAGACAGTGCAGACGTACCGAGCTGAGGACTGCTGCCGTGTCACGTTTGATGATTTGCTCAGCGTTGATGGTGACATGCACCTGACCATGCCCACAGAGGACCAGCACTACCGCTATGCGGCGTTAAGATATCAAGGTCTTAAGAAACGACGAGCCGCACCAAAGCTGCGCAACGTCGTGGAAATGCAGGAGATCGGCCTGTACTCCAAGCCGTCCACCAAAATGTTCTCGGTTCCCACCACCGAACCCATACAGCTGCCGCACCAACCCCTTGGAATCCCGCCGTACATCTACGGACTGTGGTTCTGTGGCAGACTCCGCACCAAGGAAATCAGAATTCCGTACGAATTTCTTGATGATGCCACCGAAAAATTAAAAAATTCTGGCTACCAAATAGAAAAACTTGGCGATTATCAGGGAAAATACGAAAGAATACGTACCAATCCATCGATTTGGGACCAACTTCGTGGACTTCAGACCCACAAAATACCGATTCAGTACCTCAATGGCTCAGAAGAGCAGCGTTTAGAGCTAATTCGAGGCATTCTTTCAGCAAAACCATGTAAAACCATCAATAGAGTCGGTCTTTTCTTATTCAAAACGCGAAAAAAGCACCTTTCTGTTGCACTTCAATACCTTAGCGAATCGTTGGGCGCAAAAACAACCATAACGATCGACAAAATCTGCAGAACTTACAATTTAAAAGTTACGCGGATGACTCCCTTCCTCCCGCAAATGGGGCCAAACAGGCCAGCAGCTCACTTAGCCCGACGTTATGTCAAGAGCATAGAGCGGATTCCAGCACAATTGTGCGTTCACATTGAAACCGATGAAAAGGACGGCACGTTCTTAGTCGGAGAAGGTTTCATATCATGCCGTTAAAACCAGAACACGAGAAACTTCTGCAGAAATTTGCCGAAGAGCGTAAACATTGGCCCAGAGATCAGCTCGATGCAGCAATTTGGCAAATCAAATGGAACTTACAGGCGCTCCCGCACCAGCGAGAGCCCGAGGACGGCGAGTACGACACCTTCCTCATGCTCGCAGGCCGAGGATCTGGCAAGACTCACACGGCGTCTCACTGGATTGGAATCCGTGCTTGGAATCATGATAACACTCGTTGGTTGGTTACAGCTCCTACTTCTAACGACATTCGTGCCACCTGTTTTGAAGGCGATTCCGGACTCCTTAACGTCATTCCGAAGTCTCTCATACGTGACTACAACAAGTCACTGTTTGAAATCACACTTACGAACGGGTCCATTATTCAAGGTATTCCCGCCTCCGAGCCTGAACGTTACCGGGGTAAGCAGTACCACGGCGCGTGGTTCGACGAGCTCTGCGCGTTCGATTACCTCGATGACGCGTATGACGGTGTACAGTTCACGCTGCGTCTTAAAGACCCCAACATCAAGCGTGTCCAGCAGATCATCACAACAACCCCCAAGCCGCGTGAACTGATCGTAGACTTGGCGGAAGGTAAGATCGGCGGTGACGTGTACATGGTCAACGCCTCGTCTTACGACAATAGGGCCAACCTATCGTCAACCTTCTTTAAGCAGCTTGAAACCTATGAGGGGTCCGACCTAGGCCGTCAGGAAATCTACGGCGAAATCTTGGACCCGGAAGACGCAGGTATCATCAAGCGTAAACAATTCCGCATGTGGCCGGCCAATAAGCCAACCCCAACCTTGGAGTATGTAATTGCGTCGTACGATCCAGCTACCAGTGAGAAAACCCATAATGACCCGACTGCGTGTACCGTCTGGGGTGTATTCGAGCAAGAGGACTCAAACACTGCCGTTATCCTGCTGGACGCATGGGACTCGCACCTTTCTTACCCTGAACTGCGACGTAAAGTCATTGACGACTTCAAGGAAGTTGTCTATGGCGCGGATAATGACTTCGCAAAGGGTCGTAAGGCGGACATGATCCTGATTGAGGATAAGTCGGCAGGTATTTCGCTTATCCAAGAACTTCGGGGCGCTGGTGTCCCCGTGCATGGATACAACCCCGGACGTGCGGATAAAGTGCAGCGACTTAACATCGTGGCACCAATCATCACAAAGGGCCGTGTGTTTATCCCTGAAGAGCCAGATCGTAAAGGCGAGTTTGCCGACTGGGCAAAACGTTTTCTTAGACAAGTTTGTTCATTTCCGGAGGCCGGTGGCCATGATGACTATGTTGACTCCTTATCTCAGGCGCTGCGCCTCCTCAGGGACTCTGGCTGGATCCAGCTTGATCCGCTCCCTCCAAGGGATTATGACTACGCGGATGACCAATACCGCAACAAGTTCGCAAACCCGTACGCAGTCTAAAAAAATCCTTACAAAGCTAAGGAAAACTTAAAAAGTGATTCATAAATAAACCAAATCCTTACAAATGTATGGTTTATAAATCAAAATTGACTATTTTATCAATTTATGTATGTAGTCCGTTAGGATCACTTTTTGATACTTATAAACTACATGGGGCGGAAGCCCAATAAATAGCGTATTAGTAGAGATAAGGGCAACTTTTACCTAAAGAATATGGCACAACCACAACTTCCGATGCAGTCAGGCGCACAACTCCAAGGGCTAGATCAGCGCGAGGAGGATATTCAATTGGCACTCGAACAAGAGGCCGAAATGGACCACATCGAGCAAGTGCTCGGTTTGGAGCCTAACGAAGTTGAAGAAGAGCTGATTGAACTGGATGATGGTTCGGTCATCGTCAACTATCAAGAAAAAGCATCGCCGCTGAAGAACCCAGAGTTCTACTCGAACCTTGCTGAAGTTTTTGATAATTCCGATCTGATGATGTTGGCCGGTGAGTATCTGGACTACATCGACGTAGACAAAGAAGCTCGCAAGCAACGTGACAAACAATACGAAGAAGGTCTGCGCCGGACTGGTCTGGGTAAAGACGCCCCCGGTGGTGCGACGTTCGATGGCGCATCCAAAGTAGTTCACCCGGTCATGGCTGAAGCATGTGTGGATTTTGCCGCATCCTCAGCCAAGGAAATCCTGCCGTGCGATGGACTGGTAAAAGCCAACATCAAGGGCGTTGCCGACAAGGCACAGGAAGAAGTCGCTGCCCGTAAGGTTGATTTCCTGAATTGGCAGCTGACCGAACAAGTTGCAGAATACCGCGACGAAATGGAGCAACTGCTGACTCAGCTTCCGCTGGGTGGTTCGCAGTACCTGAAGTGGCGCTATGACGAAGAACAAAATCGTCCGACATGCGAATGGATCCCGATTGATAACGTCATCCTGCCGTACGCCGCTACAAACTTCTACACAGCCCAACGTGTAACAGAACAACAAGACATTACCGGTGACGAATACCGTCGCCGCATTGATGCCGGCACATATCGTGACATTGACGTATTCACGACATCGAATGCACCGCTGGATGATCAAACGCAATCGTCCAAAGCCAACGCCAAGATCGAAGGCAAGTCGGAACCGTCGGAAAACGTTGACGAACTGCGTCGCGTTTACGAAATCACTTGCTGGATGCGTCTGGACTTCGACCCGGAAACTAAGGGCCGTCGCGCACCGTACATCATGACAATTGACGAGACGAGCGGCGAAGTATTGTCTCTGTATCGTAACTGGGAAGCTGGCGATGAAAAACTGGAGAAACTGGACTGGATCGTTGAATTTAAGTTCATTCCTTGGCGCGGCGCTTATGCTATTGGTCTACCCCATCTTATCGGTGGGCTTAGTGCTGCTCTTACTGGTGCTCTCCGTGCCCTGCTGGATGCGGCACATATTAACAACAGCCAGACACTACTTAAACTTAAGACGGGTCGTGTAAGCGGTCAGTCTGATCGAATCGAGCCGACACAGGTTGTCGAGGTTGAAGCCGGTCCGGGCGTGGATGATGTACGTAAGATCGCCATGCCGATGCCGTTCAACCCACCGTCATCGGTTCTCATGGAACTACTTGGTTGGTTGACTACTGCGGCTAAGGGCGTAGTCACAACAGCAGAAGAGAAGATCGCGGATGTAAATCAAAACACCCCGGTCGGTACGACGCAGGCACTTATTGAGCAAGGCGCGAAGGTCTTTTCCTCGATCCATGCACGTCTGCACCGTGGTCAGGCGATGTCGCTTAAAATTATTTCGCGCATCAACAATTGGTACTTGGCCGAGATGGACAACCAGTCCGGTACTGAGATTGAAGTTCGCGACTTTGCGTACAACAATGACGTTCGCCCGGTTTCAGATCCAAACATCTTCTCGGAAACCCAGCGTCTGGCTCAGAATCAGGCTTTGCTTCAAATGGCTGGCTCCGCTCCTCCGGGGATGTTTGACCTTCGCGCCATCTACAAACGCGTACTGAAACAACTTAAAGTTCCGGAAATGGAAGAAGTTCTGCCAAACCCACAAGGTGCGCAGGAATCCAATCCGGCCCTCGAAAACGTGGCAATGTCCATGGGCCGTCCGGCTTCTGCTTACCCAGATCAGGATCATATTGCACACATTCAAATTCACCTTGAATATGCGAATAATCCTGCTTATGGCGGCAGCCCCGTTATTGGTCCTGTTTTTGCTCCACATGCTCTTGAGCATATTAAGCAACATTTGACACTACATTACCTGCAATCGATGCGTGCAACCGTAGCCGAAGCTGCCGGTGGTGACGATATTCTGGAACTGCATCAAGAAAAGCCGCTGGACCAAGCTGCCCAACAATCGCTGGCGTTGGCATCGCAGTTTGTCAACCAGCAGTCGCAACAAGAGCTCGGCCAGATCATGCAGCAAGTCAATGCACTGGCTCAGAAGGTCCAACAAGCTAATCAGGCTCGTATGGAATCGGCAGCAATGCAGGATCCGACTTCCGCTGCACTGGTTAAGACTGCTATGGCAGAAACCCAGCGCAAGACTCAGGAATTCCAAGCCAAGATGCAGACAGAGTTGCAACAGGCACAACAGGATTACCAACTCAAGGTTGCTGAACTGCAGCAGAAGGTTGCTGAACTTCAGGCTAAGTACTCAACGCAGACGAACATTGATAACCAGAAGAATGCAACGCAGATTGCAATGGCCAATATCAATAACGCTGCTCGCGAACGTGTTGCAATGATCTCGGCTGGCGCTCAGATGGATCAGCAACAGGCTCAACTGGAACATGAACAGAACATGTCAGCAATGCAGGCAATTGATGCCGCAGAGATGGACATTCGCCAGCATGGTATCGCAGTTGAGCAACAAGCATTCCAAGCTCAAGCAGCTGAGGTACAAAAGCAAGCCGAAATGCAGCGTCAAGCTGCACTGGCACAGCAACAGCACGAGCAGATACAACAACAAAATGCCATGCAAGCGCAAAACCAAGCTATGCAAAGTCAACAAGATCACTTTCAGACTGTGCAACAAGCTAATCAGCAACATCAAAACACACTAGCACAACAACAACAACCAGCAACTCCCACAGAAGGAAATATCTAATGGCTGAAAATCTCAAGGGTTTCCGTCAGACCTATCAAGAAACTGGCAAGCTGTCATCGGGCGGTGGTCCGGAAGCAGCAATCGATCAAGGCTCGTCGGGCTCGCATCGTGACAACAACTGGAAAAAGGGTGCCGCTCAGGGCAAACTGAAGAACGCTAAGCAAATCGGTCCGGGTAAAAACCTGAACGAAATCGGCGGCGGTAACTTTTATTAATATTTGGGGCGGATTAATTCTGCCCTAAGTATTAGTAATTATATGAAGGACATCCTCAGTGAAATTATCAGCCGTCTAAAGGCTGAAGTAAAGAACCAAGCAGAAGCCGTCACTGCGGGTACAAACATAGTCACATTTGATGACTATAAACAACACATCGGTCAGATTCGTGGGTTACAACTTAGCCTCGATATTATCGATGAAGTGTTGACGGAAGACGAAGAGCAGTAACGCTCAAGGAGGTACCGTAAGGTGCTAGATTTTAATGCAAGAGACGAAGATCCGGATCTTCGGTCGGAACAGGAATGTTTTCCTGATATCGACCCCGGTATCGAAGTGCTTGGCGACCGAGTTCTGGTGCAGTTGCGCCGTGAAAAGGTAGCAAGCAAAGGTGGCATCCTCCTCGTGGATGAAACACGACAAACGCTGAGGTTTAATGAGACAGTCGCAAAGGTTCGTTCAATCGGCCCACTTGCGTACAAGAGCCCGGATAATTTGGAACCTTGGCCTGAAGGACCATGGTGCCAAGTCGGAGATCTCGTTAGAACCATCAAGTACGGCGGCGACCGATTTGTCGTCCAGCCCGATGATGATGGATCCCCAGTTGTCTTCATTACCATCCAAGCGCGTGAAGTGATCAGTAAGATCAAGTCATTTGAAGCAGCGCAAAAGATGAAGGCATTTGTTGATTAACCCTGTAAAGGATTAGGTATGGCAGAAGAAAAGAACATCCCCGTAAAAGAACGGGATGACGGTAGCGCAATTGCTGCTGTCGAACATGAACCGGAGCTGATTCTCGAAGATGAGGATGCAGCGAACAAGGATATCGATGACACCGAAGACGATCACGGCGATGATGGTGATACTGACAACGGTGGCACTGAATCTGATTCTGATGACAATGATGACGAACGCGAACGAATTCGCGAAGCGCGTCGTGAAGAGCGAAAGCTAAAGAAAGAGCTGTCAAAGCAACGTGAGGCGTCTGCAAAGAACAAAATTGCTGCACTGGAACGCCGCAACGAAGATCTGGCGCGTAGGCTTGCAGCAGTAGAAAATACTGCGTCATCGTATCAGTTTGCTCAGATTGATAAGGCAATTGAAGACGAAGCTACTCGTGTAGAGTATGCCAAGATGAAGATGATGCAAGCTGCACAGGCGGGTAACGCTGCTCAGCAAGTTGAATATCTTGAGCAACTGACCGAAGCCAAGCAGCGTTTAAATCAGATTCAACATTATAAGCAACAACAAGTCGAGGCTGTAAAGACACCGAAGCAGAACGTACCGAATCCGGTATCAAGCGAAGTGCAACAACTGGCTACCAAATGGTTGAAGAAAAACTCTTGGTATGACCCGCAGGCTCGTGACACGGATAGTCGTAT